CGGAGAAAATATTCCTAAAAATGTGGCAAGTCAAGTACCGCTAAGGTTGTAATCACCTTCTGTTCGGATGCCGCTCAATGCAACCTGAGGGCGATGCGATCATCCGGCTTCGATGATGATGGTGACGATGGCGACCGCCAGACAGAACAGCAGCACCGCGATCAGCACGTTCTTGGTACTGTCGGTCATTCTACCTCAGGTAGGTAAGGCTGATTCGCCTTACGGCAGCTTGAAGATCTTCCAGGTCGGGATCGTCCACATCAGCTGCACCGGGCTGACGCTGACCCAGGACCAGTGCCGCAGGAAGTCGGTGGTGCCGTTCATGGTGACGATGCCGGAGCTCTGGATATAGCCCGATCCGGCCGCTGCCGAGTTGACGGCGCCGATGCAGACGATGTCGCTGGGCGCGCCGCCGGATAGCGTGCCGCTGTCGTTCTTGACGACCTGCTGCTGCTCGGTGCCGCCGGCCGGCAGCGAGTAGTTGCCGAGACAGAACACCTCATAGACGCCAGCCTTGTTCGGCGTCCACTTGAAGGTGGTGGCATCCCAGGTGCCCATGCTGTTGATGTTGGGCGTCGAGGTGAACGGCGTCGCCACCCAGGTGGCGGGCGCCACCGCCAGCGTGGTCGGTTGCTGCAGCGAGAACACCTGCTGGGTCGCCGAGACCGTGCCGGGAGCCGTGCCGGGCACCGTGCCGGTGCCGCCGACCGCCACGAACGCCGCACCGTCGAACAGCCACAGCGTGACGCCGTCCCACCAGAAATGCCCGCGCACCGGGTTCAAGGGCGCGGTGGTGCCGAAGCTGACGCCGGCATTGGCGCCGGGATACCACGGCGGCGAGTTCATGCCGGAGAACCACGGCGGACATCCAGGCGGCGGAAAGCCGGGCGGCAGGCAGCCCGGGAAACTGCCGCCGGACCCGTCACAGCTACCGCACACCCACTCACTGCCGTTCCAGACCCAGTTGCCGTCCTGGGTCCCGGGCGCCAGCATCTGCTGTTGCTGCATCGGCATTCGCGTCACGTTGCTAGCCATGTTGGGTCTCCTTGCCGCTGCCATCGCGGCGGTTCGGCTTGATGGTGGGATCTGGCGGATCGGTGACGCTGCGCGACAGCTGTTGCTGGACCCGGAGCTGCTCGCCGATCTTCATCAGCAGCGGGTTGACCACCGCCCAAGTGATGTTCTTGCCCTCGGCGTTGGCCAGCACGTTCATCAATTGGCCGAACTCGATGTGATCCAGCTCGATGGTCGGCATCGCTACCCCCTGATCACAACCGATGAGCTACACTGCACGGTATTCGCGGCGCCGAACGTAAATCTGACGTCGTAGCTATGCAGCCCTTCTGTCAAATTGTAACTTAATGAACCTGCAACCGGAATGGTGTAATTGGCTCCGGCCGTGGTCCAAGACAACTGTGCGCCCGTCGCCACACCATCCACATACTGTGCGCATGACGAGTTGGAGACGGCGGCGCAGCTTGAATAGCCATGAAAGGACATCAGCGCAGCCTCATCGGCCCAGGTCAGAAAAGCTTGCGCAGCCAGCGTCGTGCCGCTGGCACCTACGACTATATTGCCTTTGTTTCGCCTATTGAACCAAGACAACGTAAGGATGTCCCCACCATAAACCACAGTTGCGCCAGTGCGCACCATGCCGATCAAGGTGTTGACATCGGAGCCGGTCACGGTTTCGGTGCCGATGTTGCCGGGAGTTGACGAAGGACTGTGCGGCGCTCCACTGGCAAAATTCGCGGTGACGACGCCGGCATTGTTGAAGGCGAAAATCATATAGGTGGTATTGGCCAGCAAAGTTTGGCCGGCGACATTGCCGACGAAGACGCTGGTCGGATTACCCAGCCCGGCGATGCCGGCGGCGGGGATCGGATACAACACGCCGTTGATCCGGATCTGATCGCCGTTGTACGGCTTGAACGCCAGCTGGGTGGCGCTGACGAAGCTCAGCTGGCCGCAGTTCATCAGCCCCAAGCCGGAGCCGATGTTGCTGCGCGCCTGCGCCTGCTGCGGCGCGGTTAGGCCCTGCGCGGCATCGTAACGCACGGCGGTGTTGGTGGCGTTGACATCGGCGGCGGTCAAGGTCACCGCGCCGGCGCGAGCATTGAAGCTCGACACCCCACCGGCTCCGGCCAGCGCGCCCATCACGAACGCGGTGGTGGCGATCGAGGTGTCGCTGTCACCGGGCGAGGGCGTCGGCGCGGTCGGGTTGCCGGTGAAGGCGGGCGAGGCCAATAACGCGCCGCCCACCGCACTAACATCGCTGGCCTGGAACGTGACCGCGCCGGTGCGGCCGTTAAAGCTAGTGACCCCAGTGGACACCGCAGCCATAGCGGTCTGCACGAACGCGGTCGTCGCCAGCTGCGTGGTGTTGGTGCCGGGGGCGGGCGTCGGCGCCGCCGGTGTGCCGGTGAAGCTCGGGCTGGCCAGCAACGCACCGCCGGCGCTGGTGATGTCAGCAGCGACCGAGGTCACCGCGCCGGTGCGGCCGTTATAGGAAGTCACGCCAGCGGCGACGCCAGAGATCGCCGCCGCGACGAACGCGCAGGTAGCGAGCTGGGTAGAGCTGTTACCCGGAGTCGGGGTCGGCGCGGTCGGGGTGCCGGTGAAGGCAGGGCTGGCCAGCAGCGCGCCGTTGACCGCCGAGATATCGCTGCCCTGGAAGCTGATGGCGCCGGTGCGGCCGTTGAAGGAGGTCACCGGCGCCGGCAATGCCGCTATGGCCTGAGTCACGAACGCGGTGGTCGCGAGCTGGGTGGTGTTGGTGTTGGCGGCCGCCGTGGGCGCGGCGGGTGTGCCGGAGAACGTCGGCGAGGCCAATAGCGCGCCACCGACAGCGGTCAGATCTGCGGTGGTCAACACCACCGCGCCGGTGCGGGTGTTGAAGGAGACCACGCCGGCATTGAAGGAGGCGACCGCCTGCTGGACATAGGCGGTGGTGGCGATCTTGGTGGTGTTGTCGCCGGGAGCGGCGGTGGTCGAGGTCGGGGTGCCGGTGAAGGCCGGTGACGCCAGCAGCGCGGCGCCGACGGCGGTGACGTCGGCGGTGGTCAGCACCACGGCGCCGGTGCGGGTGTTGAACGAGGAAACGCCGGTGGTCGAGGCGGTGACGGCGGCATGGACGAAGGCGGTGGTGGCGAGCTGGCCGGAGTTGACGGTTTGGGCGGCGGTCGGCGCGGTCGGGATGCCAACGAATTGCGGGCTGTCGAGCGGTGCGTAGGCCTTGTCGAGCTCGGCGGCGATGTTGGCGAGGTAGTCCTGCAGCTCGCCCTCCAGCACCGCGAGGCTGCCGTCGACAAAGGCGGTGTTGGCAATCCGCTTTGAGGTGTCGCCGATCGGCGCGGTGTTGGCGAGCCCGTAGACCCCGGGCACGGTCAGTGCGGTGGTGATGTCGTCGGCGATCGGAATCACGTCGCCGCCCCGGCCATTATAGGACAGCACGACGTGGCCGCTCATTAATTGGCTACAAATAGCGGCCTGCACGAACGCGGTCGAGGCGGCGGTGTCGTCATTGGCCAGCGCATTCCAGGCGGTCGGCACCGTGATGTGGCCGCCGAAATGCGCATCCCAGATCGGGGCGCCGCCGGCGCGCAGCACGTCGTCAGTGGTGAGCTGGATGTCGCCGCTGCGGAAGTTGAAGCTGGAGACGAACACAAGGCCGTCGACCAGATCGTTGACGAACGGCACGGTGGCGACCGGCTGGCCGCCGGCCGACAGCGTGGTGGTAGCGGCGATGGTCTCGGCGTTCAGGCTCGGCACCTTGAGCGGGCCGTTGAAGGAAAAACCGGCGCCGTCATAGGCCAGCTGGCCGCCGTTCCACTGGATGGTGGCGGTCGGCGCCAGCTTGAGCGGATTCTCGGTCAATAGCGCGGTCGAGACCAGATCGGCCGGGGTAATGCTGGCGTAGGCGCCGCCGAGGCCATTCTGCTGCAGCAACAACAGGTCGTTAGGTCCGGTGCTGGAAGCCGCCGGGTAGTTGCCGATCTGGCGGACGTTGACGACGAAATCATCCATCGCGTTACGGTCCGGTTGCTGGCGGCGCGGTGTTGCTGACGTTGAGCAGGTCCTGGTACTGCTGCAGCAGCGCGGTCTGGCTGCGGATGATCGCGGTCTGGTCCTGCGCCATCAGCATTAGATCGTCGGCGTTGGTCGAGACCGGCCACGGCGGATTACCGCCGCCCGGCGTGAAGGTCAGCGCGGCCGCGCTTAAGCTCGATGACGCGCTGATGGTGTAGGAGCCGTTGCCGCCGATTGGGCCACTGATCTGGTTGATGACGGTCAGCCCCGGTGTCACCCCGGTGCCGGTGATGACGGCGCCCGGCGCGATCAGGCCGACCACGCCGGTCAGCACCAGCGTGGTGCCTGGGCTCGGGGTGTTGGTGCCGGTGGCGGTGGCGGGTGGAACAGTTTGCGCGGTGTTGAGATCGGTCTGGTAGGCGTGCAGCAGCGCCTCCTGCTGGGTGATGGTTTTCATCCCGGCCCAGACGATGGCCTGCAGATTGGCAACGTCGTTGGGAATCGGCCACACCGGGGTGGCGGCGGCGGTGGTGGTTGGCCGCATCAGCATGTTCACCTCACGAGGTGTCGGCGCACAGCACCAGCGTGGTGCGCGGCCAGGGATTGCCGTCGGTGTCGGTGGCGGTCCAGCGCAGCCGGTAGTCGGTGCCGTTGATGCCGCCTGAGAGGTGACAATACACCGTTCGGCCCTGAACCGTCACCGGGCCCTTGACCCAGTCAGCGTCGGCGGCCACGGGCGGCGCGGTGTTGGTGAAGATGTCGAGTTGACCGCTACTGATGCCGGTACCGGGCGGGATCACGAAGGCGTAGTCCAGCCCGAAGTTGCAGGCCTCGCCGGGTGGATGCTCGGGGCTGTAGCGGCGGCTCAGCGGCATTACACCCTCCGCGTGTCTTGGGTCCTGGTTGCGGTGAGTATGCGATGCACCCAGATTGAGCCGGTGCTGCCAAGCAGATTAGCTGTAGGGTCGTGAATTAATGCAGCGCTTTGACCGCTTATTGCATTTAATACCTTGAGTTGAACAGGCCCAGATTTGTTGAGTGGTAATGCGAATACAACCCTGGATCGGCCTAGCGGTTGTGCCGTTGGTGGTGGGCCAACCTGAGATTCATCTGGGGATTGGATGCGAGCGGCGCCGCCGACGGTGAATTCGGGGCGTGGGGATGGCGGGCGTAAGCTGGATTGTGACATGGCATTTTGCTTGCGTTAGGTCCACGCCCGAGCGTAGCTTGTCATGTCTGCTTCATAAAAAGGATCGGCCCGGCACGCTGCGGAGGCGGCCGGGCCAGTATGGATGACCCATCCCTGCAAAGGAAGGCCCGTAAACCCACCGATCAAGGAAGGCTTACTCCAATGCCTAATATAAACAATCGGTTCCGCCATGACAAGCTAAAAGACGCGACGCGGGAGCTCAGCTCATGACCCCGCAGGAACTGCTCAATGCCGCCGGCATCAGCCTGCACGACTACAGCCTGAAACGCCAGGGCACCACCTGCCCGAGATGCTCGGCGCAGCGCCAACTACACCACCAGAAGCTCAGATGCCTGTGGATCAGCATCAGCGGCGAGCGGGTGAAATGGGGCTGTAATCACTGCGGCTGGACCGGCCCGGAACGCGGCGCGGCCAGCGGTAACGGCCAGCGCCGGCAGTGGCCGCATTACGACTACGGCGAGGGCTTGCGTAAGGTGCGCCATCCCGGCGGCGGGTTCTTCTGGCAGCACCAGAACGGCAAGGGTGAATGGGAAAAGGGCGCCGCCGGCGCCGATACCTCCGGCCTGCTGTACCGCATCGACGAGGTCCGCGACGCGATCGCGGGCGGCGAACCGATCCTGGTGGTCGAGGGCGAGAAGGACGCCGAAACCTGCTGGCGGTTGGGATTTGCCGCCACCTGCAACGCCCACGGCGCCAGCCAGCCCGACAAGGCGCCGAAGTGGACTTTGGCGCATTCCGAACAGTTGCGCGGTGCCGATGTCGTGGTGTGCGGCGATCACGACGAACCCGGCCGGGCCCACGTCGCGGCGATCTGCCAAGGTACCTTTGGTGTTGCGAATTCTGTCAGCACCATCGAGCTCAACGAGGTGTGGCCGGAAATCCCCGACGGCGGCGATATCTCGGACTTCGTCGCCAAAGCCGGACACCACGCCGAGAAACTGCTCGAGGAGCTGGTCAACGACGCCAGGAGCTACCGACCGGAAGATTCGGCGAAAAAACTGCCGCAGGCACCTGTGCCGGTCGGCTTGCCGTGGAACAATATCGCCTGGGACGGCGTCGAGGTCCCGCAACAGGTTTGGACTGTCACCGACCTGATCCCAGCCAATGAGGTCTGCCTGTTCTCAGGCTACGGCGGCGGCGGCAAGTCAACGCTAGGGCTGCAGCTCGCCGGCGCCCACGCCCGGGGTATGAACTGGCTCGGAGCCATCCCCGAACAGGGCCCGGCATTCTTCATCGACGCCGAGGACCATATCGCCGTGGTCCACCGCCGGCTCGCTGCCATCACCCGCCTGTACGGCTGCAGCTACCAGGACCTGATCGACGGCGGCCTGCACATCCTATCACTCCACGGCAAACCGGCGGTGATGGCCACCGCCGACCATGACGGCGTGGTCAAGCCAACCGAACTGTACCTGCGCATCCTGCAGGAGGCGCGCGCGCTGAAGCCAGTCCAGATCATCATTGCCCCGTCCTCACACGTCTACAGCGGCAGCGAAATCGACCGCTCCCAGGTCACCCAGTTCGTCAGCCTATTGTCGCAACTGGCGGCCGCCTGCGGCGGATCAGTCATCCTGATCTCGCACCCGTCACTGACCGGGATGGCCAACCAGAGCGGGATCTCGGGATCCACCGGATGGCACAACGCGGTGCGCGCCAGGATGTACCTGGAAACATTGAAGAACGGCGATGGCGCCGACCAGCAGCCGGAACACGAATTGCGGGTATTGCGGTTCTTGAAAAACCAGTACGGACCACCCGCTAAGGAGATCACCCTGCGCTACCAGAACGGCCTGTTCCTGCCGGAACGACAGCCAACCGACTACGAGAAGGCCTCGAAGGAGGCCAAGATCGACATCGTGTTCATGGACCTGATGCAATCCTGCAAGGGCCGCACCCCGCTGTCGCCCAACCAGTTCGCCCGCAACTATGCCCCCACCGTGTTCGTGAAACGACCCGAAGCCGCCGGGATCAAAAAGGGCGAGCTGACCGCCGCCATGGAACGGTTGCTGAAGCGTGGAACCCTGACCGTCAAGGAGTGGGGACCACCCTCCAACCGGGTCAATTATCTGGAGATTGTCGAATGAAATTAGTTATATCTGGAAACAATCGTAAAAAAATAGTCGAACGATTTCAGAGGTGGAAAGGGGTGGACAGGGGGGTAAATTCGGATATTCCGAAACGTGTGGTATCGGAGTGTGGTAAATGCCTGTCCACCCCCCTGTCCACCCCCCTGTCCACCCCCTGTCCACCCTACCCCACCCCCCCTACCCACCTCACCCCACCCCCTTTAGGGGGTGGGTGGGTAGGCACCCTGGGTAGGGTGAGTAGGCCGTTTTGTGGAAAGTCCGCTTCATGGAACTTGAAAGGACGCCGCTCATGACCATCCACCCCGACGACCTCGACCGCGCCGCTGAAGCCGCAGGCCACGCCCTGGCCGACCGCCTCAATGAGACCGGATGGGTCAGCGCCCTGACCGCCATCGCCGAAGCCTTGGGCCGGATCGCTGACGCCATGGAGACGATCGCTAACGACGGCATCGAGTTCACCGAAGGCAAGCCCGATGGCTGAGGTAACGAAGGCCACCCGCGTGGCGCAGAATAACAACTGCTATGCGGTGTGGCGGCTGAACCACCCGCCGCCCGACCTGCAGGCCTTGGTCGAGCGGCACGGCGGCTATTGGCAGATCCCTAATGCGGCCTGGGGCCGCTACCAGGACGAGATGCGGCGCTGGCAGCAGGAGCGGCGCGATCGCTGGTTGCGATGAGGCCGATGTTAATTTTTTCGACCAGATCGGAGGCCGCTCAGGGGCCTGAATAGGATCATGAAAAAAAGACGTCGATATTGCTGTTCTGGTTGCCCGCATCACCCCGCGCCGCCGCCGCGTCGGTTGCTCTACAAAAATTAAAGTTCCAAAAAATGGAACTTAGGATTTTGGATTTTGGGAAAAATCGGGCATGGGCGCGAGCGCGGAGCGTAGCTCTCGGTCCAAGAGACGTTCCCGTTAAAGTTGTGTACTATGCGGTACACAACTTATGTACTACGCGGTACATAATGGTTGTGTACGAGGTGGTACACAACTGAGCGCACCGCTACACGCTGTAGCGCTCACTGACAAGCAGATATGCATTGCACGAGGGGCAGCTATGATGTAAATTCCTTTCGTCTGTCGCGAGGAGGGATTGAGCCATGAGACTGTATCCGTTTCAGGACTGCATCGCGGGCGCTGAGATCAGGATCCGGATGGGCGCCAGCGTGTTTCAGCAGTTCACTTGTTCCGGCTGTGGAACCAAGCAGACCATGCCGGAGTCGAATATTTTTTATAAAAAGGGCGAGTGCGAACTGTGCGGGGCGATCACTGATATCGAACAGGACGGGTGTAATTATATGCTGGTCGTCTGATGGAAGCGGTTCAACCATGAAGCTGGCCGTCGTCTTGATCTTGTTGCACACCGTGGACGGTCGCGAGACCTATGTTAACCCGAAACAGATCGCCAGCATCTCGTCGGCGGTCGAGGGCGAGAAGAACAAGCTGCTGATCGAGACCGTGCACTGCGTCATTGGCCTGACCAACGGCAAGATTATTTCGGTAAGGGAAAATTGCGACGAGGTGGTGCAGAAGCTGGAGCAAGTCCAGTGATCAGGCTCACAGGCAAGGTATCCTGGTTTGGTGGTCCGGAGGATTTTGGCGTCGCCCCGGACGAGGATCTCGCTTTCATCTATGAGGTGTCCGACCAACCTTCGCTGTTTTTGGATGAGCAGCCGCCCGGCACCACTGGCTTGGCCCGGCGACTGGACCCAGAAACTTTCTATATCGCCACCCGATGGGACTACGATGTCACTTCCAAATCGTCGCTGCTCGACATCCGGGTCGAGGTCAGGAATCCGAAGACCGGCAAATCTTGCATCGCTCTGCCGGCTGACTGGGGACCGCATTCCGACACCGAGCGAATCGCGGATGTAAGTCCCGGTCTACTCGATCATCTCGGTCTGGTCACTGATGATGAAATCGAAATCGTTTATCCGTACCAGGGAGATTTGGCTATGAGTGAACCGATCAAGCCGATGTCAGTCGATCTCTCGCACTGGGATCCGGCCGACGACTACGGGCGTGTTGCTGACGCCGGCATCGTTGGCGTGATCTACAAGGCCACTCAGGGCACCAGCTACACCGATCCGACTTACGTCGATCAGCAAACAGCGGCCAAGGCGGCGGGATTGCTGTGGGGCGCCTATCACTTCGCCGACGGCACCGATGTCAGCAAGCAGGTGGCGAATTTTCTAGGGTTTGCTGCTCCCGATCCAGACGAGCTTTTCTGTCTGGACTGGGAGGATAATCCGGGCGGCAGTAAGATGAGCCTCAGCCAAGTCAAGCAATGGGTAACTCAGGTCGAGGGCGCGTTGAGGCGACCAAATCAATGCGTGATCTATGGCGGCAACACCATCAAGGAAGCGCTCGGCTCTAGGGCTGATCCCTGGTTCGGGTCACGGCGGCTGTGGCTGTGCCAGTACTCCACGACGCCGGTGGTGCAGGCGTCATGGAATACCTACTGGCTTTGGCAGTTCACGGATGGGGTGTCAGGTCCGAGCCCGCATTCGATCGAAGGTATCGGGCCGTGCGACATCAATTCCTACAAGGGCACCGCGACTCAGCTGGCCGAGGAGTGGGCGGACGGTAGTGTCGAGCCGGCCCCGGCGCCGGCCCCGGGAGCGGCCTCGGTGCATTTCGATGTGGAGACCAGCGGTGAGGTCCAGGTCACCATCGCGATCAATGGGGAGGTTATCTATGGTTAGATTTGTGCTGCTATCGTTGTTGCTGATGACGCCGGCGTTGGCGCAGAACGGCACCCTGATTCCCAACGACACCATCAAGGTTTGGCTGTTGCAGGAGGCCTATCGCCTCAACGGCAACAGTATGGTGCGCTGGGGCTGCATCGATATGAGCGGGGTGAAGCCGGTGCCGTGCGTGATGCCGGTGCCGGCGTTTGATCTGCTTGAGCCGGATCGCCCGTCCGGGGGCCATCACTGATGGACATGGAATGGCGATACTGGGCGGTGGCGGCGGCGGTCTTGGTGTTGGTGATGTGCCTGTTTTACTTTTTACTTCGATGATTCGGAGTTCACGCTATGACCTTCGGTTTGTTGTTCTGGATTCTCATGCTGATCTGGCTACTGTTCTGGCTCTGGGACTGGCGCAGTCCGACCGGATACGGCCCGGTGGGCAACAACGTGCTGCTGTTCATTTTGTTTGTGCTGTTGGGCTGGCACGTCTTCGGACAGCCAGTCCATAGCTAGTCGGCGACAGCTGACGTAGTCACCTTCGGTCCGATCAGGATCGTTGGCGGCATCGGGATGGTCTGGTTGATCGGCTTCCACAGATGCAGGCAGTACGGGTGGTGGTTGACGTACTCCGAACGCGGCGGATGGAGCTGCATTACGCATTCGTCCTCCAGCCAGAATAAATCCTTGACCCAGCACATCTCTGACCAAGTCGGTGTTTTATCGGGTATTGACACGCTGACGTGCTCCCAGGCGTACTCCGGATCGAGCAGCTGCACTGGGGCCGGGCCGCTGCTGATGATGTGCAGTTCGCGGCTGATATTGCCGATCACGATGAACGCGCCCATCATGCCGTCCTCGGGTGTTGACGCCATCTTGCCGTGCAGCACCCGGCCCTGCTCAAGTTTTTCCGGCACGACGGTTCGCATATCTACCTCTTACATCTGAGCTTAATCGAGCGTGGGTCGTCAGGCCGGCCAGCGGTGGTGATCGCAGCGCTGGAGGCGCAGCGCTCGCAGCGCACGAGAAAGATACCGCAACGTTTTGCCGGATAGGGTAGTGGGCTTGAGCAGCCTTGCTCGCCTCGGCTGAGATCGACGTCGACGCCGTTAGGGTAGGCGGGATTTGGCGCGCATTGCGGCGCGCGACCATGGTCGTGCCAACTGATTTCGAGTTGCTGTTCTAGCGCCATGGCGGCAGCTTGCCCTTGATGTCGGCGGCGTCGAACCCGGTCATGGCGGCGAGCTTCTTGGCGATCTTAGCGTTGGGCCGGGCGAGGCCATTGACCCAGCCGTAATAGGCCTGCCGGCTGACGCCGAGTTTCGCGGCGGTGTCCATCACTGTGAGTTCTGGATACAGCTGCTGCAGCTTGTCCAGCACCACCGACATCGGCAGCTTGAGCCGCTCGCGCATTTTGCAGGCATACTGCAGCGTGCCGACATCAGGCTCCAATTCGATCAGGCGCTCGACCAGCCTGAGGGCTTCTTTTTGACGCTCTGCAAGATTTTCCATCTGACATAGATATCCGCTTGACAGGATAAGACAAGTATTATTAATAGACATATGGATGAAGCGCCAGCATTTCCAGCGCCACCCCCATAACGAAAGGACGAAACGATGACTGACATCACGCAACTGAACCAGAACCTTCCCGCCACCCAAGAGGCCAACGAAATTCGCAAGGCCGCTGATGAAGACGGCGCTTTCGAATCGCTACTAAAATTCAAGAAGGGTGACTACTCCTGCGCCGGTGAGCCGGTGGCGATGGGCACCCAGTACATCGCACACTGCATCGGCTGGACCCGCTGCTGGATCAAGTTCGAGAATCAGCAGGTGGTGGATCGTAAGATGTACCGCGTCGCCGAGGGCCGGCGTCCGCCGGATCGCGAAGAGCTCGACAGCAACGATAGCTCGACGTGGTCGATGGGTCCGAACGGACAGCCGTCCGATCCGTGGGTCTACCAGTATCTACTGCCGATGGAGCACACCGAGACCGGAGATGTCTGCATCTTCGTCACCGCCTCGATCGGCGGCAAGCGCGGCGTCGCCGATCTCTGCAAGGCGTATTCGCGTCGGGTCGCCCGCACCGGCAAGAGCGAGCAGCCGATTGTGGCGTTGGCGAAAGCGGTGATGCCGACGCGGATGTTCGGCGATGTGCCGCGTCCGCAGTTCGACATCGTCGGCTGGACTGGCGATCAGCACGAGAGCATCCGCGAGATCAAGCCGCAGTCGCTCAGGGAAGAGTTGCACGACGATATCCCATTCTAAGGAAACCCAACATGGATGACCGTCTCAAACACGCTTACACCAAGCTAATCAACAAGCACTATTCGGCGGTTCAAACCGATACCACGCTTGACTTCAAGGACAGCTGGTCGCTGGAAAAAAAGTCCAAGCAATTCTGGGCCGATTTCGCAATCGCTGAGGCGGAATTCAAGGCGCTACTTGAGCAGGCAGTATTAAGTTCGGATGTTCGGGAGAAAGCGTCGTGAGCAACGCAGCATCCGACGAGGGTAGGGCCTATTGCGAGGCCCAGCCCGATTTGATCGTGGCGGCGGTGTGGGCCGAGGCGCAGCGGCATTACCAGAACCGTGAGCAGCAGATGGAATTCGTTAACGGCTACATCAGCGAGCGCCGCCGCATGGATGAGCACCGCAGGGAGGGGCTATGAAAATCCATCGTATCGAACAGGGCACCCCGGAGTGGAAGAAAGTCCGGCTGGGGATTCCGACCGCGAGCTGGTTTCATTTACTACTGACGCCAGCCGGTAAGCCGTCCGAAAATCGCGAGCGCAAGAAGTACCTCTACCGGCTGGTGGCGGAGCGCATCCTGCAGCAGCCGATGCCGGACTCGTTCGTCAACGCATGGATGGAGCGCGGTTCCGATCTGGAAGAAGCGGCCGCGCGCGAACTGGTCAAGCGGCTCCATGTGGATCTGCTACCGGGCGGCTTCGTCACCGACGACACCGGCAGTATGGGCTGCTCGCCCGACCGGCTGATCGGCGCCCACGAGGCGGTCGAGATCAAGGTTCCCAGTCCGTGGGTTCATATCGGCAACATGCTCGATGGCCCCAATGGCGGTGCGCGCGACACCCACAGCCCAGACAAGTACAAGGCCCAGGTCCAGGGCCAGATCCTGATCGGCGAGTTCCGGGCGGTGCATTTCTATTCCTGGAACCCGGGCCTGCCCGAGGTCTACGTCCAGACCCTGCCGGACGACCGCTACCTCAAGGCGCTCAGTACCCAGCTGGGGCTGTTTCTGGAGGAACTCGATTACACCGAGGATTACGTCCGCAAGCTGGGTCCGACGGCGGTGCTGGCGGAACCGCCGATGGAGGGGCACTTCCCATGGTGATGGAGGCGGACCTGTTCGAGCTGCCGGCCTGTGAGCGGAGTGACCCCACCCCGACGCAGTTGGTGATGCTGGATATGATCGCCCTGCACGAGGATCAGTCGCTGATGGGCCGGCTGCAGCAATACGGGTTGGCCCGCGTTGTGCTGCGTCGCATGATCGCGGCAGATCTGGTCGAGTGCGTCGCCCTTGGCCCGGCGCGATATCGGCTCACCCCCAGGGGCCGCTTGGTTCGAACGCGAGGTCGCCCATGAGACACCGTAGGAAGCCCGTGGAGGGGCCATCCGACCCTCTCCTGCTACATATGCACCCCGCCCTGATGTCGGCTCTGTACGGCCTCGCTAGGCACGAGGAGTGCACTCTGGAGCAATTAGTGGTCAAGCTGATCAATGACGGATTGACCGTCCGGCTGAAGATTAGTGAAATTAGGGTTCTGGAACAGGTTCAGCGCCGCGACACCAACCAAGTCATGGGCAGCACCACCAGCACCCCATAGACCCCCAACGTCGCCAGCCGGTACGGGTCGGGCTGCGCCAGGGCCATCCAGGCCAGGAAGCTCGCCCCGCAAACCGAAACCAGCAGAATGAGGCGGCAGGCCAGCACCACGGTCAGCACGTTCAGTGCCCCCATCACCCCCGCCTTCCAGGCCGCTCGGTGCAGGAACTCGGGTGGCGGACTAGGCGGAGTCGCGGTCGTCGCCGTCGTCGAGTTCGAGGAGATCATCTCCGTCATCGTCATCGGCCTCTGCGGCGGCTCGGGCGATTGCCTTTCGCCGACGAGCGTCATGGGCCTGGAACGCGGACTCGTATTTGCGGACGGAACTTCCTGCGACGGTTGGGTCATCCTTGTTGCCTTTCTGGCGCAGGGTCATGAAAATGGTCTGGATGCGGGCGATCGCCACCAGCGCCTGAATGCGTTCCCGTAAGCTAACGGTGGAGCTGGTCTCCAGCTGTTCAAGCAGTTTGGATACCTGCTTGTACAGCCGAGCGTCGATGCTCTCGGGATCCAGGTTCATGGCTTAAAAATCCCTTCGCAACTCCGTCGAGACATCCTTGGCGACGTCCGATCCAATCTCGGCGCCGGTCTGGGTCACTTCTCCTGCGCCCTGGCCACCGAAATAGCCCAGCAGCGACGGAGGTATGGCCGCAATCACCCTGCCGGTGGCGTCGATGATGGTAGCGCCGGCCCTGCGAAATGGAGCGGCTGATGGGAAGTGATACCACGTCAGGGCAGGGAACACGCCGAAGGCGAGATGCGCCGGCACCCCCATCGAGGTTAGCATGTGGTAGGCGGGAGCGGCCAGCAGCGCATGAGGAAGCGCATGGGCACCGATCTTCTGGGCGCCTCGGGTCTGCATCGCTACGCCAAGACCTTTGGCCGCTGGTCCTAGAACGGCGCCTCCCAGAGCGGCGGTTCCGGGATTTTCCGGATCGCTGATGGCGCCGCCGATCGCGCCCTTGGCGGCGGTGTCGACCGTGCTGCCGACGCCCCGGGTGAAGGCCGCTGCGCGCGGGAACGGTTGTGCAAACCCGGCTCTGGTGTAGATCGCCGGGAAGGCTCTGGCTGCGACCTTGGATGCCCCGATGCCGGGCGTCAGCGCCGCCGATCCCAGCAGCCCGGCGCCGTAGCCGATGCTTTCCGCCCGCGACCTGGACGGCGCGTCGACGTGCTCCTCCAGCGCGCTGATGGCGCGATCCATATCCGGGTAGCTTCCTCGGGTTTGCTTGGCCAGCTCGCCCAGCCTGGGCGAGATGGTCGCGGCCAGCCGACTCAAGCCGATCGGAATTGAGGCCAGCGCCTTGGATGCGCCCACCGTGGCTCGGATCGTCCAGTCGTTGTCATACATCCGCTGGCGCCGTTGGTCCGGGCTGAGACGCGGTTCTGAAGGAGCGGCAGGGGTAGACGTGGCGGCGGGGGCGGCAGCTGTCTTGGCGGCCGGAGGCGGAGCGGCCGGAGGTGTAGTAGCGGGCTTGGTTTCCGGCAGCTTCACGCCGCGAGACTGGAGGAATTTATCTGGGTCGAAATCGTCAGCCATCAGGGAATCATCCTTAGCTGCTCGCGAATCGCCTGCGCCCTGGGATCGTTCTGGTTGTCCTTCAGCCAGTTTCTGGCGCTATCAACCTGCGCGCGCGTCAGTGGGGTCCAGTCCTGACCCTCCTTCAGCCAGGATGGCCGATCCTTGGGTCCTGGCTTTGGTTTACCGACCGCTTTGAGCGAGTCCGGGGCATCCTTCGGCACCTGTCCGGTGTAGGGGTTCATGCGCATGATGGCGTCGAGCCTGTCCATGCTCTCCTTGGTGACGCCAGGGGCAAGGGCGTTAGGGTCGGAATTATTGGTATCCGTCCGCCAGCGATCGTTGAGATTGCGGATATAGGCGAGGGCGGTTTTGGCATCGGTCTGCATCTGGCTGCGGATTTGCGCCGGCGATGAGGTCGAGTACATGTGCTTGAGTAGGTCGTTGACCGATGTCACCGGAGGCTTGCCGCCCGACGCGATGCCGATGGCGTCGGTCGCGAACATCCGTAATCCGGCGTAGACCTTGGAATATTTTGGGTCGCCCGTGTAATACTCGTTCTTGAATTGCTCGATCACTTTTGAGGGTATCTTTTGAGCCTCATCGTGCTCCTTCAGTCCATCCATGACGGTCTCGATCGCCACCGGCAGCGTCGCGGTGCGGTCCACGACTTGGCCTTCCCGCGTGTTCGGATCGCGGTACTTCTGCGCGGTGTGGTAGTAGCCCTCGTTGTAGCCGCCGTTGGAGATCTGCTGGGCTAGCCTCGTCATGGGGCTGCGCATCTTGCCCAGGCTGACAGGGTTGGTGCGATATTCCATCAGGCCCTTGACGGCTTCGGCGGTGGGCGCATCGAACTCGTTCAGCATGTCCAGCTTTTGCTGCGGCGTCATGTTGCGGTCGGAGGCGATCCTGTCGCGGACGCTGTTGAGATCTCCGATCGCCGAGACCCACTGCGAATATTTGTTACCGTCCGGCGTGCGGAGCTGATCCTTGAGCTGCTTGTCGGTCATGCCGTTCGGGTTCTTGCCGTCGCGCAAGTAGTCGTGCGCTGCCTCCATGGCCTTCGGCGACAGATCGTAGTGCTTGGCGATTTTTTCGTCGGCCGGGCTGCTGAATTCCCGCTTGGGTGCCGCAGCTGCTTCTTCGTCGTCGTCTCCGGCGCTTTTCGCGCCAGTCAATGGCCGCTCGCCTTCGCTAGTCCCGCCTCCGCTCCATTCCCTGCCGAGCTCGGACCCTTCATCTAGGCCGGCTGCCTCGCGCCGCTTGCGGTCGCTGTTGCGCAGTGTGGCGCCGAAGTTGCCCATGTCGCGGTACTTGGCGTCCTCCCACAGCAGGTGTTTACGGACCGCGTTCATGCCGCCGTTCTCTAGCATGCCGTCCATGTAATTGTGCTGGTACAGCTGGTTCAGTCCTCGGATCTCCGCTTCAGCCTGCTCCCGGGTGAAGGATTTGTCGCGCTTGAAGCGGTCGAATATCCGGTCGTAATCCATCAGCATCCGCTTGTGGGCCAGCTGACTGTCATCGACAGCGTCGAGCATCCGCTGCCGCTCCATCTCGTAATATTCCCGGTGCATCTTCATTCGCGCCATCTGGTTCTGCAGCGCGGCTCCCTGCGCCTTGCCGAACGCCGGCGAGAAGCTGCCGCCGCCGACCAGATCCATGAACGGGGTGATGATGCCGGCGATCCGGGAGGCGATAGCGGCGGGTCCGGAGACCGAGGGTGCGCTGTAGTCGCTGATGGCTTTGCCGGACCCTTGAATTCCGGGGTAGGCCTCGCGCGGCGTCGGCATGTGGCTGGTTTTGACGATGTCGGGATTGTTCTTGAGCGCTTTACGCTCCCATAGATCGTCATCGCCCCAGCCGCTGTCGCGGGTCCGGCTCGGGGTGTAGGCCTGAACCTCCTCCGACTGCACCGGCAGCGTCCAGCTCACCGGGGGTACTGGGGCAGTTGGGAATGCAGGTTGAGCGGGAGCGGGTGGCTGCGGCTGCGGCTGCGGCTGTTGCCGCAGTCTTTCCTGCGCCAACGTGTCGAGGGCGCCTGGGGGTCCAAATGTGTGTTTCGCAGTGGCGTTGCCGAGCAATGCGGGCAATCGGGTCAAAAAGTCGCCGAAGGTGGATGGCGGTTGCGCCGGTTGTGGCTGTTGTCCTTGCGGTGGCGCCGAAGGCCCGGGCAGCCAGTTACCGAAGGTGGACGGCGGCTGCGGTGCCTGGGGATCAGTGTCGGTGTCGCTCATGCCGCACCTTGTTGGTCAAGCCAGTCGAGCAGCGCATTACGACCGGGCCGTGTCTGGAACCTTCGCCCTTGTGCAACCTGAGCCGAATTTTCGCCGGTTTTGTCAACCGGGGCCATGCTCTGGTCCTTGTTGTATTCCCGGTTGAAGCGGTCGCGCCACATCTGCCTGAACTGCTCAACCGTGCGTTCCTCGACCGGTACGCGTTTCAGCGGATGGTCGGCGAGGGTGTTGTCCTCGATCGCCCGCTTGGCTTTGGCGCTGCTGTAGAACTGGGTCAACACCCGCCACGCTGGGGCGCCGGGATGCGCTCGCAACAGCGCCGGACCACCGCCGATGCCCTGCTGATGCATGAAGTAGGATTCCCACGGCTGCGGTTCGCGGCCCAGCGCTTGGCGCAGAATCGGAAGGTGGTGCTGGTATTCGCGATGCAGGGCTCTGGCCTGAGCCTCGGGCAAGTGGCGGTTGCTGTCGTTGATGCCGTACATGCGCTCTTCTGCGGGGCCGAACTGGCCGAGACCACGGTTGTTGCCGGTCTGAGCCCCAGGGTTGTTGTTGCTTTCGATCTGCCAAGTGGCGCTGGTGTAGTTTTGCGGGTTGAAGGCGGCCGTGGCGGCGGGGGTGCCGGTGGGACCGGCCACCGGCAGCCAGGATGGCGGCGGTCCACGGCCTGTCCACTGCAGCGCCGGCGTGGCCCCGGCGGCTGGGGGATTAGGCGGGGCCGCGCCGGACGCCGCTCCAGGTACCGCCGCTGTTGCCTGCGGCAGTACGGAGGGCTGGGGTTGTCTGGCCTGATTCGAGATCCTTTGCAGGTTGGGGGAGATCGAGCTGCCTGACAGAAATTGGCCCCCGCTGCTCGACAGCAACCGGCTCAGCCATTGCAGTAACGAGATGGTCGGCGATGGGAAACTGCCAGCGGCTTGCGGAGCGGCGGCCGGGGTGGCCTGTGCGGCGACGGTTCGGGCGGCTGCGTCCACCGGATCGGGGCCACCGCCCCCTGCCGCCACAGCCGCCGCTGGGACCGAGCCATCCTGAGGGGCGTCATCGGGGCGTCGGCGCGGCAGCGGAACGGGCTGAGCGGCAGGGGTTTCGGGAAGTTGCGGCAATTGCGGTTGTGGCGGCCCGCCGGACTGGTCCCGGGCCATCGCATTGGCGACCTGGGGCGGAATCTGCGGCGCCTGTTGCTGCTGCGGCTGGATCCATCCCGGTCCTTGCGGCTGTTGGTTGCCGCGCAGCAATTTGGCGACCTGCTGCAGTCCGGTGGACGCCTCCACCAGCGGCTGTCTTTGCTGCTGCTGCTGGGATGTGGCTGCAGTATCGGTTGCTGTGGTTTGCGGCTCCCGGGTGTATTGCGCGGGCTCTCCGATGCCGGTGGCGGGGGTGAAACCTTGCTGGCCCGACTGTCCCGACAGCAGCTGTGAACCGAACACCGGGTCGAAGAACGGGTCGCCAACCACGCCGGAGGGCGATTGATCGAAAACCGAGCTTCCCTGACTGCCAAAACTGCCGAAATCGTTGGCGCCCACGGTAGCAACGGGGCCGCTATTGAATTGACCGCCGCCGGAGTTGTTGCTGTTGCTGCCGCCGAATAACCCTCCCATCGCGACACCTGCTTATTTGGAGAACGCGTGCAGGATCGTGCCGGCTTGGCTGGCCAGATTCTGCTGGCCCATCGGCTGCAGCGCGCTGTTCTGCAATTCGCCGACGGTCGAGGCAATCTGAGCCGGCAGACCGCCCGAGATGCTGGGCAATTGGCCGAGATCCATCGCTTCAGGCGTTGAGTTGCCCATGCCGAGCTGGTTGTAGCGGTTTTGCATGGCCTGGATGGCTTGTCCGCCGCCCAGGCCGACCGCGTTGAACGCGAACGGGTCGACGAAGCCCGGCGCGCCGGATTCACCAAAATTACCGAAGGTGCCTGACATCGGTCACCCGCCTTTCCCGGCGATCGAGCCCAGCGCGCCCCCGACTCCGCTGGTGAGATTGGCGGTTTGCTGGTTGAGGAATTTGGCCTGGGCCGCCGCATCGGCGATCGACATCTGCCCGGCCTCTTTGGCGGCGCCCAAGGCGGAGCCGCCGACCGCCTGGGTCAGGTTGGTGGAATGCGGCATCTGGGCGAACTGGTAATCGTCTTTGATGACGCCCTGGCCGAAGTGATATTGCGCCAAGGCCTGTTGCTCCGGGGTGATGCCGCCTCCTGAGGTCAGTTTTTGTCCGATGCCGCCGCTGCCGACACCCATGTCACAGCTCCAGGGTGAAGCGCGGACTGATCTCGGTGGCCCCTAACCGCCGCGCCATCGCGTGGACGTCGAACTGGGTGTTGGATGATAGCCGCCAGCGCGCGCATTTGCGGCCCTTGGCCCAGGCCACCGAGTCGCGCATCAGCTTCATCGCTTCCCACAGCGCACCCTCTTCGGCGCAGACGAAGATGACGTTGCATTCGAATTCGGACGGCGTCCACGGCAGCGTCGAAAGCATCGAGATCGCGAACGCGTTCTCGGTGCGGGCGGAGCGAAACATCATTGGCGACTTCAACACGATGTTGCGGTACCAGCCTTCCACCGTGGAATAGTCGAAGCCTGCGGTCCCGTAGCGTTTTTTTCCCAAATAAATTAACCACTGTAAATCATTTTCGGTTGTCAGACGTACCGGGTCGTCTACCAGAACGGCGGCAGCGTCCAGCGCGCGGGGTCGATCCACGGCGGCGGCTGCACGATCGGGATTATCTGGCCGCCACCCAGATCGATCAGGACCGTCTGCGCCTCCGAGATCGCCGGCAGCACCGTTGCGTTGGCTAGATAATGTTCCTGGTGATTGGCGAAGGTCCACCATGCCAAGCTCCCTCGGTCGGTCAGATCGCTATCTACCAAAATTTGATCTGAGGGGATACCGGGGGCTTGCATGCCCCAATCCACCGGCAAGCTATGGGTGAAATCGTTGTGCGCATGCTGGTGGTTGAGGTGCCAGGGGCCGGCGCGGATCGCGGTCTCGGCGCGCGACGGCGCCGGGTCGATGAAGTACGGCATCACCGACCACTGATGCAGCGGGTTCATGAACTGATAGTAGTTGCGGTGAGTCATGGCGTGATCGAACGCAAACGCCGCCTGCGCGCGATCATCGTCGGCGGCGGGAAAAACCAGTAGCGTGGCGGTGGTCATGGCGCTCCCAACGGTACGCTGCCCACAATTGATGGCACGCCATATTGCGGCTATCGACCGTGATCCAACTGACTAACGTTCGCCAGTTATATGGCTTCACATTGAAAAGCCACTTATAGACCAACCGTTTCATTCGCTTTTTGTAAATAGTCTGCGGCTTCTCGCCTCGCGCGACAGCAGCGTCGATGAAGGGAAATCCGGCGCGCGGGTGTTGTGACTGCCGATCGGATCGAATTTGCGCGGCGTGATGCGGTCCATTTCGAAATCCGAACTACCGTTTCGAATGGCGCCGCTTGGCCCGACGCGCGGTTCGGTGCCGAGCCGTAAGGGCCCGGCGAGTGAGCGATCGGATCTCAAGATCCCGTCCGCTGTCTGAAAATATCCGACCGGATTGCGTTTGACCGGTGCCCATTCACGCTGATTCTCTCGCGACATCTGATGCTCCTCTGGTCCGCCGCAGCGGCACGCCGATGGTTTTGAGCGCGTACAGCACTTCGTCCAGCGACGCGCAGACGAATACCTCGGTGCCAGCGGCGCGCAGTTTGTCGTGCATCTCCAACTGCGCCCGCGACAGCGTGCCCTTGTAGGATTTCAGCTCGATGCCGAAGCAGCGGCCTTGGTGAAACAGCAGGATGTCCGGCATGCCCTGCTTGAGGCCACAGCCCTTGAGCCGGCCGGCGGTGGACCGCGTCAGCACGCCCCAGCCGGCCGGGAAGGTGGTGTACAGCGCCGGCGGCAGCAGCGCCCAATCGAGAAACTGCGCCACCGTGGCGTGCAGCTGGTTCTCGGTCGGCTCCGGCGGTGTCAATCCGAAATTGCGGCTCATCGGCGGCTGCTCCTGACTGGTCCGGTGCGGCCGCCGGGCCTGGGCGACTTGCGCCCAGGTATTCCTTTAACGGCGGATTTTCGTATACGTGCCATCAGTATCGCCCGTGCTTGCGTCGTCCGCGCCCTTTCCTGCGCCCACGGTGGGGCGAGGTGAAGAACGCGCCGAGTTTGCGTCGGCCTCTACGTGCCATCAGTACCTCCCGCGTCGTCGCGAGCTTCTAGGCCGTTGCCTGCCGCCAACTGGACTGCAGGCTCGGGTCTCCTTGGCCCGGGTTCTTGGGACAGGTACTTCGGTCCGAGGTTTTCTGGTGCGGATTTTACCAGCAGGATCGACGCGGGAGCGCGGGCCAAGGTCGACACCTTTTGCCATCACAACCTCCGCATTTTGCGGGCTCCGAATCGCGGGCCCTTACGATAAGAATTAGGCCGGGGGTGCCAGTTCGGCAGCCTCCAGCCGTTGGGTCTCAGCTCCTTGGGCTGCAACGACCTGCGAAGATTTCGTGTGACGTTGAGCCCATGGCGGAGCGGCATGTGAAACGCCTATTTGCGTTTACGTGCCCTGATCCGTCTGGCGCGCCGGGTCTGCTTGAGCCGGTGAGTTCTGCGTCGCGCCATGGCTACCGCCTCCGGCGCCCGCGAAATCGCAACCTGCGTCCTCGTCTGCGTCTGGCCATGCTCTTCTCCTCTGTTGAGTCGGCTGGGTACTTTGACGCCCGGAAATCTAGAATCTGCTTATGCTCCCCACAATGTCCTCTCCTCGGTCATGATGTGGAGGCGCTCGATGGTAAAATCCGGCGAAACGCTCTCCAAGTCAACAGCGCCCGCGATGCCGGCGCCGGAGATGGGCTGCGGTTCCATGCCGTAGCGTTTGCCCGGTGGGATCTCGAACCCGATGTCTTCGACCCCGCCCGGAATGCCGCCGGCGCCGGAGCTGAAGGTGCCGGTGAACGAGGCCCCACCGCCGTGGTTGTCGTAGAATTCCATGAATAGCCGCTTGCCGCTCTTGATCGCCAGCTGCGACATCCCGGTGCCGCGTATGTACTTGGTCGAGAGCCGCTTTTTCAAAGCGTTATCCGGTTGCGCGAACAGCTGGTACAGGCGGTCACCGTCAGTGCCGTAAGGCGTGATGACGCTGTCCTGCTCGTAGGCGCCGATATTGGTCAGCTCCAGGTTTTGCGACGCCACCGACCAGAATTCGGTCTGCACCCTGGGGTGCCACATCAGCAGCATACTGCGAGTGACGCCGAACGGATCCTTGAAGCGGCCGTTGCACAGCAGCACGCGCTGGCCGAACATGGTGGCGGGGCACATCGTCGGCAGGAACGTCGAGGCGTCCAGAGTGTCGTAGATGTTGGTGATCTTGTCGCCGATCTCACGCGCCTCGCCGCCGCGCATTTCGAAGATTCCAGCGCCCGTGAACAGCTGCATGTAGCGGCCGATGCGCCCCACCGGACGCGGAAAGCGCTGACCGATCTGCGGATCGATGTTTTCGTAATTCATGTTGGTGGTGAAGGGCGCATCCGGCGTACCCTGGCCGGCCAGCTGCACGTTGGCGATCAGATCGGTCGATGAATCGCCGTAGACGTACAGATAGCCGCTGGCTGCGGCCAGATCCTGGTAGCTGTAGGTCAGCTTGTCGCCGAAATAGCCGAACGAGCCGCCGCCGTCTACGGTGGCGAAGTTGGCGCCGTTCGATGGTGCGGAAAAACTCACCACGTCCTTGCCGGCGACAAACAACCGGCTCTGGTACACCTCCATGCAGTAGATGCCGGGCAGTCCGCTCGGCATGGTGAAGGTGGTGCCGGTGGTTTCCGCCGAATCAGTCAGCCAGTCCGGCGCCGGATCGCCGGGAGCGGAAAGCAGCGTGCCATCCCAGGCGTACAGCCCCTTCGGCGACCCGAACAGCACCCCGCCGGTCTGTCCGGCGACGCTGCCGAAGAATTGCGGTCGCCACACCTTGGCGCTGGCCCAGTAGTACGGCGGCGCGGTCGGGGTCCACGCAGCTCCGACATGGGTCACCACCTGAGTGTCGAGGTCGACCTGATCGATGGTGCCGTCGTCGAGGAACATCCAGCCCAGTCGCCCCGGCGGCGGCTTCTGGAATTGCGGCGTGGTGTTGCCGATGAAGCCGAAGAACATCCGCACGATTTTGGTGCCGGCCGGCGCGGTGTAGATCGCCGGTCCGTGGCCCCAGCACGAGCGCAGATTGCCGGGGGCGATGGCAAATAAATTCTCATTCCAGAACTCCTCACGATGATCTATACTGCCCCTTCGGCCCTGCTGATTGAGACCGCGCCACTCTTCTAAGGTCAGTAACGCGGGAGGGTTGTCGCTTTGAATCGCCATCGAATTACCCCTGAATATGTGCGCGAGTTGCTCGACTATGACCCGGAGACGGGTGAGTTAACTTGGCGCGAGACCAAGAGTGGACGAACCAGCAAAATAGCCGGGACAGTCCAGCCTTGCCACAACGGGTATCGTAGGAAGGTTGTGATCGACTACGGGATGTACATGGCGCATCGCGTCATCTGGCTTTGGATGACCGGGAAGTGGCCTCGTGGGGATATTGATCACAAAGACCGCAACGGTCTTAACAATAGGTGGACCAATTTGCACGTGGTTACCAAGGCGGAAAACAACAAGAATCGCGTAAAGAAGTTTAACTGGACAAAAAAGCCTCCCGGTCGCAAGCCGTGGGTCAATGTTTAGGCCGATCGGAGCGTAGCACCATACGCTGTTTGAATCATCGTTGGGCACACCACCGATGCACACAGCGGAAGTTCGGCATTGAAAATCGTCGCCATCGCGGTGGCGTCCTCACGCCGCTGCTGCTGCAGCAGCGCCAGTGTCGCTGCCCAGTACGATACGGCGTCAGACCATGGATACGGGATCGGGCAGGCGTCGTTGTCGGTCAAGAGCGGTTGCGGAATGATGGTGAGGTCGACTTCCATCGGCATTGATTGCGTTGGTATCGGCGCGAGGTAGATCGAGCCCGTGGTGCCGTGTCCGAACTGCGACCACCAGCCGGGTTCGCTGATGGTGCCCATGAACGTTCCGCCGTAGATCCGGAATCTGCTCTGGAAGTCGGTCCAGACAATTCGCCGCCATAGCGGCTTCCAGGAGCCGCCGACGATTCTGCCATGGCCGAGATCGTCGATCTGCCAGCGACCACCGATCCCGATCGCGAGCGAGCGGCAGGCTAGGATCGACTGGGCTTGCGGCATGATGCCCTGGATCAGCGCAGTCCAGTCCGAGAACGGATAGGCCTCCTGGTTCGGAATGGTCTGCGCGCCCGGCGGCATGATGCGCAGGCAGCCGCTGACGGCGGCGATGCGGCGGCGCGAGCGGTTGATGTAGTTGGTCAGCGTCGGTGGTGTGAAGAACTGGCCCTGCGAATCATTCAGCAGGTTTTGCGTCTCGGTGATGTATTGGGCCAGCATGGCCCATCATGCCGCTTTTCGGCGGGATTTGGCAGCTTCTTCCTTGTGAGCTGGTTTCGGCTCTGGTTCCGGCGGGGTTTCCCGAACCAGCGTGAGCGAGCGCGGGAAGCGGCCATCGCCGCCAGGCGTGGTTGGAGCTCCGGCCGGCACGTTGGGCCCCCAGCCGTCGAGCACGATATTCAGAGTCGAGGCCGTGTTGGGCGGCGTCGAGGGCGGTTTTCCTCCTGTATAGACGTTGGAGAACACGATGGTCGGCGATGGGAAGGTGGAAGTGAATTTGGGGAAGTAGCCGCCGGGCTGTGCCGGCACGGTGGCGCTGCCGGTCTGGTACTTGATCAGCGGGTAGCCGGCGAACGAGGGCGGCACGGCGGCAGCGGCGACCACCGGACCTACCAGCGGCCCTACCGGGACTGTGCCAATCGGTGGTGGTGTCGGTGGAGGGAAATTAGGCGGCGCGCCTCCTCCCTGGCCGACCAGCGGGGGCGGAAAAATCGGGGTGAAGCCCGGGAAAACGTCGAACACCGCCGCCCATGTCAGATTGAACTTGGCGCCGGTGCCAGCGCCGCTGGTGGAGACTTGCGCGACTGGATTAGCCGGGGGCGAAGTCGAGCTACCGGGATTGATGATGGTCACCGAAGCGACCGCGTCGGCGGTCATGGTGGTGGCCTTGACGACGACGCCAGCCGCCAGGGTGATGGTGTCGTTGAGGGCGTAGCCGGTGCCGCCCTGACCCGCCGCGACCAGCGCCTTGATGCATCCCTGTGTGATTATTTTGGGATCCGCTAGTTCAGCGGCGGGCGCGGTGTGTTCTTCGGGTTTCTTGGCCATCAATAGCCCCATCGGCGCATGGTCATCGCCATTGGCGACGGTGGTGGCGGCGGCTGGTTACAGCAACAGGTTTTACGCGTCCCGATCAGACCGGTGCCGGGGACGATCTGGCCGGGTGAAGGCACCGGAGCATAGGGCGGATCGAGCAGATGCGAGCACGGGATAACGTAATGCGGCCAACACGCCGGCAGCGCCACCAGCGGCCCCACCGGCCTGGAGAACGGCGGCACAGCGCAGGGGAACGAAGCCGTTTTACAGGGGGTCGTGGCCGGCGGACAGTACATAGGTCACCTGCGGCGTTTTACGGAGGCGGAGCCGCCGGGAATCCAGCCTGACCTCCAGTGATGCCTCGGATGATGACGCCGGTCGATGGCTTGGAGCAGACCAGATTAAGCGCGGTGAGCGACAGTCCGACGCTGGCGATCTGGCCCTGCGGAATGGTCGAATACCAGCCGGTCCAGGCGAAGTTGGCGTCTTCGTGAATAACCAGCGTGATGTACTTGCTATTGAAGCCGAAAGCCGTTCCGACCGGGCAATTGAGGTCAAAAAAGATCGGAGTGTCGCCAAGTAGTAGGCCTCTAAAGCCTGAATTAACCGGATCATCCTTGCCCCAGCGGCTCGACGGGTCGTTGTTGTAGCGTTCCACCGTCATGAAGTCGGTCAACAGTGTCGTCCAGTCCTCGACCGACATCACTACAAAATCCAGTGCTTCGCCGCCGGAGTTTTTCACCGCCTTGAGCAGCGTCGGGATCAGAGCGGCGCGGGTCAGCACCGCACCTGCGGTGGCGATATTGAGACCGGCCCAGGTCGGGAAGGTGGCGCGATCGAGACCGCCGTAGATGCCGGTGGCGCCGTAGGCGTCCTGCAGCGAGAACATCTGCAGCACGTTGGCGGTGGGCGGGCCGAACAGCGCGGCCGACAGCGACGCTAGCGCGGAATTCTTCAGGTCATTGAGCTTGAGCATCAGGCGGGAGGCCACGGCGATGGCATCCTGGGTCACCAGTTGCTCAAGACCCAACGATGACACTGGGGTTGCCAGTGCGCATAGGTTGAATTCGGCGTTGACGGTGGCGGCGACATCGGTCGGCAGGTTGAACTGGCCGGCCGGCCCAATCCAGCTCGATGTGACGTATTGGCCGGTCTGCACCGGCTGGGTGTAGGGCGAGACGCCGCCCGAGGCGCGGATGGCATTGCGCAGCAATAGCGCCAGCAAAGGATTCTGTCGGTACAAAAGAACCACGACCATTTGCGCAAAGACACGTCTGACGGTCGCTTCTAATTCCAGCCCAATCGGGCCTGAGGGGATCAGGCCAGAGCCTAAAATGGGCATACGTGCCTCCCGCTAAAACTTGCGTTGTTTGTTGCGATCTTCGTCGCGGCGGATTGCGCCCAGAATTTGCTTGCGAGCCCAGCTCTCGGGATCGGCGGAGATGTCCGCGAAGCCTTCCTGCTTGGAATGATCCCAAAAGTGATCGCGGCCGGCGTCGGCGTCGGCGTCGCTCTGCCGTGGCTGCTTAGCGACCCGGTATTGTGCAGCGACCTCGTAGTCACCGATGTTCTTTTCCAGCATGAACTTTTCCAGGTCCTTCATGCCATCGTCGGTGAAGCCGTATTCGTCCTGAGTCTTTTTGCGAATCTCCTGGAAGCGCGCCTCCTGCGCATCGGCGGCTTTCTTGCGCTCCAGATCCTCGAACCTTTTGGTCTCGTGATCGATGCGCTGATTGATGCGGCTCTCGATGTCGTAGTCGGGAATCTGGACCTGGGGGTAGGCCTGCTTGATCAGCCGCTTGGCTTCCTTGCCCAACTGTGGGTGGTTGTAAATCGGCTCAACGAAGTCGGCGATTTGCGCGCGGGTCATGAGGCGATTGTATTCCTCGTCCGATATTTCGCGCGGCATGGTGGTGCGCCCTAGTTGTTGTTGGTCTTGCCGATGATGTTGGGCTGCAGCGGCACGCCGCCTTCAGGCTTGGGAACGATCTTCGGAATCGCGCCCCACTCCGAGACCTCGGACTGGGTATCGACCTGCAGCACGGTGCGCGGAGGGGTGTCGGGCGGGGTGGCGATCGGGGGGTCGTAGCTACGGTTCTGGGCCATGATGGGTCTCCGGTTTTTTCCTTACTACGCGCCGGGTAGCGGCGTCGAGGGCATCGGCGCGGCTCCGCCCGGAGGCGTCGGGCCAGCCGGGCCGCCCTCTTGACCTGCTTTGGCGGCGGCTTGCTGCTGCATGATCTTCTGCAGCAGGGCATTGCGGATGGTGTTGCGTAGCATGTCCTGCAGCTGGGTCTGCTGCACGCCGGAAGTGGTGGCGCCCTGTTGGCCAACGTGGCGGCTGAGCGACTGCAGCGCCTTGAGCGTGTCGCGATGAATCGGGCTGCCGGGCGCCAGTCCTGGCAGCGCTTGTTGCAGCATTCCCATGGCGTTCATCACCATGGTCATCGAGGAGGCTTGATCGCCGGGGCCAGGGCTTGAGACCTGCGGCCCGGTTTGACGTCGGGACAGCGCCGCGAGCAGCGGGCCGCCTCCAGGCTGTGGGGGTCCACCAGGAGCACCGCCACCGGCGGCGTCGGGGTCGGGTCCGCCAGGACCGGGTACGGGGTCGGTTACGGAATCGCCGTTTGCCATGGGGCCGGCAAGCTAAACCCGTCCGGCCGGTTCCGCAACCTACCTCCCCCGTGGGGAGCTTCTGCCGCTCTTTTTGCCGGCCCGGCTGCCGATCCCAATCACGTCGCGGATGATCTCTTCCTGCTTTTCCTGGGCTGCGGCTTCGCCCTGCTTCTTCTGGCGCTGCCGCAACCGCGACAGCAGCAGTTCGGCGCCCGGCGGATGCAGCATGTGGATCAGGTCCTCGCCATCGATGGCGCCGGCCCGGGCCAGTGCGATCGCGACCTGACGGTTGTCCTCGGCAAACGCCGGCGAGGCCGAATGGCTATCGACCTGGACCTGGAAATCGTCCGGGAACTCCTTCAGCGTGAATTCGATGCCGTTATCGGTGCGGTAGATGCGCGGATCCTGGGCCTGCATGATCCGCATGCTGAGATAGCCGCTTTCGGCGAGTTGGCGCTCGACCCGTGCGGCCTGATCGATCAGGCGCGGCGACGAGGTCCGCACCAGGGTCTGGGCGTGAACGCCAGCGCGCACTCCTGGCTCGCCCTGGCCGCTCATGATCGGGGAGAACCCTGATGCCTCCTCGAACAGACTGAGAATGAACTGCAGCTCCTCCATGTAGCCCTGCGGCGGCGGCTCCAGCAGCTTGTTGGCTTTGGCGTTCGGGTTGGGGTCGTTGAGGAAGCCGCCCTCGTTGATGATCTTGAAATACTGCTCTTCGGTGATCGAGGTGAAGCCGGAGAACACCTGTGGTGCGTTGACGTTGCGGTCCCACATCACCTTGATGTCGCGCAGTCGCTTGTTGAGCACATCCTGCAGCATCTGCACGTCCGAGATCAACGAGCGGCCCCAGAAGTAGCCCGGGGTGATCTGCGGCTGGATCTTGACGAACGAGGTGCGGCCAGGAACCCGCGACAGATTGCGCCGCGTCACGTCGCCCTCGATGATCACGTCCGGATACACCAGCTGGATGGTGGTGTAGTCACCGCCACGTTCGCGATCTTTGACCCATAGCTCGCAGAATTTCACAGTAGGGGTGATACGCCGATTTGGCCGCCACGGCGTCGGCACCGGGAACACGTTGACGATGCCGGCGGCTTCGGAATTCGGCATCCCGCCAGGATCGCCCAGCGGGTTCAGTCCGCCCACCACCATCTGGTGAAAATAGCTCGGCTGCTCCTCGTCCTTGGTCGTTGGCCGTCCGGCCTCGATGCGGGCGATGATTTCGCGTCTGCGCGGGTGGTCCTCCAGCAGCGAACGCAGCCGCGACATGGTCGGGTAGGTGACGTGGACGAACGCTTCCTGCTCGTCGAGGTCGAGGATGGTCTCGCCCAGCACGCCAAAATTCTGTGGATGCACCAGCGCTAGCTTGAAGCCTTCGTCGTGTGGGAAGTGCTTCAGCAGCTGACAGCCATTGACCATCGACCACGTCACGGCGTCCGCGAAGGTGATGTCAGAGTCGGTCGAGCGGTAGTCGGCGGTCAGCTTCTCCGACACCAGCCGGGCCCGCTCCAGCACATTGTCGTCCTCGCCGGTATCGAACACCACCTGGAAGCGCACGTCGGTCGGCTGCATCAAAAAGCCGCTCAGCTTGTCGATGAACGGCTTGGTCTTGTTGTAGATCGCGGCGCGGCTGTCGTAGGTGCCGCAATAATAATATTGCGCAGCGCGGGTGTAGACCATCGCCCGCTCTTCGACGCTGGCCATGCATTCGTCTACAACTTCTTTAACCCAAAGCTCCAAATCTCCGTCTTTGTTATCTTTGGGAATTTTGAGCACGGTCCCACTCCTTGTCCATCGATCGCCACTCGATCTCGCGATGGATCGCGTTGAGCAGAGCCACGATATTTGGCGGGCTTTTCTTCATCCAGCGCCAGAGATATTTCTCATACGCGATCAGATCGCTGGTCCGCATTTTTGTCAGCGCGGTTTGGCTCACCTCAAGCGGCACGACCTTGCCTTTGTAGACGGCCGGACTCATTTGTGACGCCCATCGACATGGGAGCGGCGAACATCCCCGGCGCGAAAGCGATCGTCGCTTACTTCGTGGCCGCTGCGATGGACGACATGACGCAAATGATGCGAGAGCGAATGCCAGAGATCGCGATCGTCACCGCGATCATGCCGCACGCGGTGTAACTGCCGAAAGTCTTCTAGCGCGTGACAGGCGTGGCGGTGGATGGCGTCATGGTTAGTCCAACTCATCACCACACCCTCATGGCTCGCTTCTTCGAATTGGCGATCAGGTCCGGCTCAGCGCCGCTCTTGAGATTGGCCTGCAGGATGTCCAGCCCACTGCCGTGCTTGAGCCGGGTCTCGCGCCCGGAGGCGATCGCCTGCTGCAGGGTTTCGCCAGCGGCCTGCCAGCTCGATTGCGGAATCTCGCGCGAGGCATCCTGGTAGCGCACCGTCGGTGTCAAGGCGTGCTTGTCGCGCTGCATGTCGGCGACGTGATAATCCCTGGCCGCGATGTCCTCGGCGATGGCTTGAGCCTTCGCAGCCGGCGTTCCGCCAATCGCGAACGGCCTGAATTCCTGCGACATGGGACGCGCCGCGCATTCCGGGCAGGTGGGCGACGGCGCGTCCCAGTCATCGGCAGGGATCGTCAAATCCAGCCGGTGATTGCAGTCCTCGCATTGATAGGTGCGGATGATCGGCATCGCGTCGCTTCACTTTGACGGTGCTGGGTGTGCCCCGCTTGGAACACCGACCACAATCCAGCCAGTTGTTGGTGTCCACGCCACCTTCCAGTCGATCGGGATCGGTGAGCCGCCATTCGGAGGCGGAATTTCCGGCGGCAGATTCGGCGGCAACACAATCGGATGCTCCGGCTTTGGCTGCGGCTTGACGCCGGGCCCCATCCCGCCACCCCAGAATCCCGGCGGCATGTCAGGTGGACCCCAGATGCCGAGTGGCGGCGGCGAACCGGGCGGCGGGAAGTAGATCGGATGCTCCGGATGCGGCTGCGGCTTCACGCCCGGACCCATGCCACCACCCCAGAATCCGGGAGGCATATCCGGCGGACCCCAGATGCCAAGTGGCGGTTGCGGCTGCCCAGGCGGCTGCGGCGGCTGCGGACCGTAAATCGGATGCGACGGCCACGGCCCACCGGCAATCGGATGCGCCGGATAAACCGGCGGCTGCGGAGCGCCACCAGGACCACCCGGCATCGGTCCACCACCAACACCAACGTCGGTGTAGAACATGACGCCTTGAATCGTAATTGGAATAGATGCCATTTAAGTTCTCCTTTGTTTCGAGGCTTCTTCGTCTAGAACCTTCTTATGGAGCTTTCTGTCCGCCGTACTCCTGCTCGATGTTGCCGGCGATCTCTGTAGTCGCAGCCTTGACGGCCCACATTGCCGCTTCCTCGTAAGCGGTCTGAGCCAAAGCGGCTAATCTGGCATCCTTGTGTTTCAAATCCTCGCACAGGTCGATTAGGTCAGCGCTGTAACGCTTGATCTTGTCGACCATCACATTGCCGCTCGGATTGAAGCTCTCACGAACCCTGTTTGCGCCCAGGCTCATTCCATCCTTGCTCATTAGAACTTCTCCTTAGAGAAACTTGCGTGCCCGTTCCAGCGCTGCGCCGTAAGTATGCGGCGCAGGCATTGAGATCTCGCCATAGTGTGGCGGGTTAGTAAACTCCACGCCCTTCTCCTCGATATAAGCGCCGTACACACACCCTCCCGAAAGCCACTCATAGGCAGTTGACGGATCTTTGGTTTCGAGCCAGCTGACGAGCTCCTGCACTGAGACATCGTGAAACATCAGAACTTCTCCTTCCGTTCGCGTGCCTTTCTGTTGATCATACTCATGTGCTGCGTAAACGCGAATGACAGCATGGTCTCTGGGTTGGCCGGCGGCCGCTTGCCCTTGACCGAGTCAAAGGTCAGCTTGCGCGCCACCAGCATCGAGCGCCGCCACTCGATCCAGGCATGATGCGCCAGCACCAGCGCTGAGACCAGATCGTCGTTCTCGCCAGTGTCGGGGCCGGCGCCGATCCAGCCCTCGTCTTCGACGATCGACTGCATCTGCGCCATCAGCGCTGGCGATCGTATTTCCAAGCGGCGTAGCATCAGGCTGTCGCGCAATTCCGAGTAGACCTGCCGCTTGTTGTCGACGTTGGCTTTCCAGGCGATGACGTTGCCGGCGCCACCCAGCGTGTCGGGTCGCTTGTATAGGAACCAGCGCACGGCGCCGATCATGTCGAGGATCTTGCCGCTGCCGGGATCGCCCTGCAGGATGCCGCGTTCAGCCAGCTGGCGTAAGTTTCGCACCTCGGGCAGCACCGCCGCGCCGACCCCGGTCACCTCAAGATTGGCGATGTGGTCGCGATAGGCGCCAGCGAGGTGGCACAGCACCCAGGCCAGCTGGTAGGTCAGCGGTTTATTGGTGCGGAATTCCGCCACCTGAACCACGCAGTCGGCGTAACATCTGAGCACCTGGATGGCGTGATCGTCGCTGTCGCCGCCACCACCGCCGCTCGGATCGACTCCGATGCAGTAGACGCCGTCTGGCTCGGGCGGCTCCCACACCTTGAGCATGGCCTCGTCACGGTCAGTCGTCTGTTCGATGCGTGAGGCTAGAAAGCTCTCGTCGAAAATGTAGCGGTAGCCTTTGTAGGGCGGCCCAGTAGGCGAGAGCTGCTCGGATATTTCCAAGGTCCGCTGCGCCGGAAAGAAGCCGCTCCCGCTGGCGATAAAGCATTCCCGCTCGTGCCAGGGGTAGTGGCGCAGCATGTACTCCTCGGCGCGGTATTCGTTCTCCCGTCTCCACCATGCGACCTGCTCCGGTTTGACGACGATGTCGTAGGTTTGTTTGACGTAGCGGGCGCGCTGCAGCTCGTCGTCGCTTAAGCGGCCGTCCCAGTAGATCTTGTAGTCGGGATCGGACTTGTGGATGGCGTAGGTCGGATTGGCCCAGAACCCAATGAAGATGAACCTCATATGCCGGTCTTGCTTGGCCTGCTGGCAGAAGTTGTAGTACCAGTTGAAACCGTTGGCGATGCTTTCCCAGATGTACAGCCGATTCGGATTCTCGCGCGCGAGCGATGCTTTGAGCGATTCTACTCCCGCCAGAGATTTCCACTGAGCGCATTCAGTTGCGTGAACCATGTTGAGGGCACGTGAAGCCCCCAGGTCAGGGTTGGAGCCAGCTGCAAGAAGGTCGATAACGCTCCGGTTTGCAAAAGCCATTCCAGTTCGGTTGTTCTGAACAAGTTTGTGTGCGGGGGATCGCCACTCTGGAGGGAGCGTTTCCAAGAGCGAAGCAAAGATTCGACGTAGACGTTCAAGATTATCTGTGCGATCGGCGATGATGGCGCCCTGAACTCCGGGATTTGCCAGCGCCCAAAATAATTCGACGACGGAGCAAACCGTGGTGATGGCGACCTGTCGGCACTTGAGCACGACGAATTCATGGACGCCCTCGTTCAGTCCCTTGGCCACCGCGTCGATCACGAGCCGCTGCGATGGCCACGGGTCGACCCGGCAGCGGCCCTGCTCCTTGGTGTCCAGCTCAACGCTGGTGAGAAGGTCGTAGATACCCTGTCGGACGGTTGGCATCGGCGCTCCGGTTTAGCGGCTGCACCGAAGTACCATAGACATTGCCGTCGCGTCGATGCCAGCGCCCGCTCATGTATTGCGGCTGGGGGGTGTAGGTCCGGGGGCGCAAAGCGGTGGCCCACTGCCGGTTGGCGATGCGCAACTGCTCGTTCTCCCGCGTCAGGAACTCGATCTTACTCAGCAACCATGGTTCGTACATCACCAGCTCCTTGTCATCGATGGTAGCCTCCGCTATATCAGCCTCCTCCACTATGAATTGGGTTGCTTACGGCCGCCGGTCTGCCTCACAGCTGGCGGCCGCTTTTTGTTTCAACGTTTTCTGCAGCCGCAGTGTCGTAGCCTTCAGACATCAGCTTCATAAATTCGCTCTTCGACATTGCCGCTTGCAGCGACCTGACCGTCACCTTGAGTAGAACTAGAATGATGGTTTCGCCGGATTCGATCTCGGCCGCTTGGCAGATCTGATCGCAATCCCGGCACCAGCGGTGCAGCTTGTTGGTGAAGTGATATTCGAGGTCACGGTACATCTGGATTTTTTCGGGTGTCATTTGAGTTCTCCATTCGTTCGGGTTTGCCACAATTTTGTCTAGATTTTTTTTGGAATTTTTTGAGAAATTTGGGGGTGTAGACCGGCTCATCCTGCTTGTGGCCGCGATAGCGGGTGTACCACCCCCATGGTTTACGTGGCTTCATTTGGCGTTCTCCTGATCCACTCCTGCTCGCAGCAGGATGAAGCCGGCATCGCGCGCTAAGCCCCAAGCTCGCTTGCGGCTTGTTTCACTTAGGCCGCCGTCCCAGCCCTCGTCAGCGAGCAGGATGATCTTCAATGCGGCAACCAGCTCCATGATTTCGCGAATATCTTCATTGGTCATTTGACACCTCCGAGTGCGGTGCGGGCGGCTGCTGCCGCTGGTGACTTGGGGTCGTGCCACTCGATCTCTCGCAGCGTCGTCTCCAGCATCTCGATGCGGTTTAGAAATTTGGCTCTCACCGATGCATCAATACGAGAGAGGCTTTCCAACGCCTCGATGCGAGCAGCCTGTTGACGACATCGCTCTTCGAGCATCGTAATTTCTGACATGGCGTTAGTCAGTGGATGGTTCATTTTTCTCTCCACTTGTTGGGGTTAACGAAATATTAGCCACAGGATCACCGCCCACATCGGTACCGAGACGATGGTGCCGATGATGATGCCGCGAAAGGCACGATGGCCGTCGTAGTCATCGGGCTCTCGTGGTGGCTCGGTCATGCGGCTCTTTTTAGTCGTGCCCCGACACCATCGCCGGGCAGTCGCAGCGATACTCCGCACACGGTCCACGGTTGTATTCCCAAGCATCGTTGTGGTGCATCGAGCCGCTATGTTGGCAGCGCGTGCACCGGGGATACAGCATCCTCGCGCGAAATCGTTCTTCAGCTACAACGGTCGCCACCCGGCTCACGGAGATGTTGTACTTCTCGGCGAGAGCCTTGCGAGCTTCACCCCATTCGTGAGCTGTGCGGATCTCAAGATCACGTTGCCGATTAAGACGCGTCACGCCGCTATCCTCCACTTGATCTCGCAGCCACACCCGCAGGCCGCACACACGGTGTTGCCGTCGAGCATCTCCACGATACGCCAGTCTTGGGTAACGCCGTTCCAAGCGGCGAACGCTTCGGTGCGCACGTCGCTGGAGCCGCAATTGCTGCAGGCTGGAATGGCTTTGCGGTTGGGTAGTTCAGTGAGGTTTGGCGGTTTCATTTTTCTGTCTCCACTTGTGTAATGTATTTCTTGTTGCCGTGTAGTTGTCAAGGTGAAAAACTTGGCAAGGTTGAATTGCCTAATGAAAAAACCGGGACTAACTTGCCGCTGACGAGAGATGGAGGAATGGCCATGGGATCAGTAACTGACGGTCCGACCGTCCAAGATGCGCAGGCCATCACCAATGCCCAGAGCGCTGGCGGGTTTGGCCCCCAGCAACCCGGCGGTTTTGTCGGAGGTGGCGGCTTCGCTCCACAGCAGCCGATCGGCGACATGCAGGCTTCGCTCGGCAACCTCGCGAGTGCATTCTTCGCGCCAGCGCAGCCGCAGTTCGCGCCGCAGCAGTTCGCGCCGCAGCCCACCCCGTCCTTTGGTGGTGGCGGCGGCAAGGGCGCTAACGATTGGGGCGGCGGCGGTATGGGCTTTGGCGGTGACGCCGGATTCGGTGGCGTCGGCTTTGGTGCTCCAGGTGGTGCTCCTTCCGGTGCTCCTTCCGGTGCTCCTTCCGGAGCTCCTTCCGGAGCTCCTTCCGGAGCTCCTTCCGGAGCTCCTCCAGGTGCTCCTCCAGGTGCTCCTCCAGGCGATCCCAGCTCTCCAGACGGCGTCTTCGGCGGTGGCACTACGGGAATTAGCGGCGTTGCCCCCGGCAGCACCAGCCCTGCGGCGGGCGGTCTTGGCCTCTCCAGCGGTATGGCGCCAGGATGGGGCGGATTCGGTAATAGCCCGGGGTTCGGTGACACCGCTGGGTTCAGCGGAACCGGCACCCCATCCGGAATGGGCATTAGCACCGGTATGGGCCCAGGATTTGGTGGATTCGGCAATAGCCCCGGTGATACTGGCGCACTCGGCGGTCAAGGCGGCGACGGTGGCGGCGGCGGCGGAGGCGGCGGCAAGTAAGGCTTAGTCATGGGCGGTTCAGGTTCCGCGACTGATGGCGGGTTTGGCTCGGGCTCTGCCGGGTTTGGTTTAGGCCCTGCACTTGGGTTCGCTCCCAGCGATTCCGTTAGTCCGAACTATGGCGGTTTCGGCTTAGCTGGGCAGACCGGTGGATTTGCTCCAAGTTTGGGTAATCTGAGCGGTGGCATCGCCGGGATTTTTGGCGGTCCAGGCTCCAGCGCTCCCGCAACTGTTGGCGGTAACGTTGGTCAGATCGGCGGCGGTTTGGGCATTGGTGGTCCTGGCGTGGTTGGCGGCGCTCTGGGACCTGGATTCGGCTATGGCGTCGCGGGCGGCTACGGCCAACAGGCCGGGACACCTAGCCCGTCGATAGGTGCGCCCGGTCAGGGCGTCGATGGTTTCGGTGTTGGTGCGACCGGCGTCTTGGGCGCGCCCGGAGGTGATTTCGGCGGCTACGGCTACGGTGGCTTAGGCGATTTTGGCGGCGGCTCCACCGGCTTCGGCCCCGGCTTCGGCCCTGGTCCTGGTAGCGATGGTGGTGATGGTGGTGGCGGCGGTGGCGGCGGTGGCAAGTAAGGCTTAGTCATGGGCGTCAGGATCGCCTGAAAATCCGATGGAGGAGAACGAGCATGGCGACGGATACCAGCAAGATCACTGGCGCTGCCGATGAACTGTCCGCAGGTCTCGCCAAGGGCGGCACGGCCGCCAAGACACTTGGCGCAGAAATCGCCAACGCCATCAAAGCGCTCGACAGCCGGGTCACAGCGCTGGAAAGCGCTGAGCCGGTGCCGGTGCCGCCTAACCCAAATCCAGAACCGCCGCCGTCCGGCGAGTTCGATATTCCGCTGAGCTATAACGATCCGATGTTCACCAACATGACCACGGTGCCCAACCTGAACCCTAAACCGTCGGTGGACTTGCGGAAGGGCGATGTGAAGTCGCATCTCACGATCACTGGCAACGATGGCTGCATTGTTTTCTGTGACAGCGGTGGCACCTCTCAGCTGTCTTACTGCCGGATCACCTCGGACGTCGGCTGTGATGCCGATATTCTGGTGCGGAAATCCAACGGCGCCAACCACCTCATTGTCGATCACTGCTTTCTCGACAACAACCGGCCGACCAATCCGAGCGGCACCCATGTCGATGGCGTTCAACTACAAGATCTACCAAACAGCGGTACGCCACCTTCGACTTTTGAGTTTAACCACAGCATGCTGGTATTCGGCGGCACCAATGTCACGGCGGGAATATTCTGTGCCGACTACTGGTACGGCACCATCAATATTACAAACAGTGTTTTCCAAGCGTGGGTTGGCCCCGGCGTCAGAATTCACTCCGATAAGTCAGGCGACGTTCATCTGAATTTCAAGAATGTGTTCTTTGATCCCCGTGGTAGTGGCGGCGGTGGCTACATGAGGAATGAGGGCGGCAAACTCATCATTATCGACAGTTGGGATAATGTCCGCTACTGCACCGTCAACAATGGCGTGCTGACGCTCGGCGCCGCGATTGCGAAACCAACGCCTGCGCAACTCGCTGCTGGATTCGGTTTCTAACAGGAAATGAACTACATGTTGGACAGACTGGTTGATTGGTGGTTGCGGCGCTGCTCGCATCATGGCGAGCACGTTGCCGCAGATATTCTAGAAGGTTCTGGATCATGCGCAGTCAAATACTGCCGCAGGTGCGGAGCCGTGCGACCTGAATATTCGTCGGAGTGGCGACGCCCTCGACCATTATGGTACTCGCGGGCCCGGTGATGCAACGCGGCCCGCATCGAAGCGGCGCCGCGTCATGTCCTGGGGCTACGTCAGACTTCCTAACCACGTTAGCAAAACAACCGCGATGATGGCGAACATCGTCCAGTCGAGACTGTCATTACTGTTTTCGTCGTTCTGATCACTCATTGTCTGTTCTCCACTATGCCGAAATTCTTTCTAGAGGCTTTCGATCCACACCGATCCATGGGCTCGCGCTGCTTCGGTCAACAATCGCGCTTCTGCACTAGCTCGGTCCTCAATCGGGCCACGCCAGATGCCGCCGCGCGGATCATCGTAGCGAATGACGACCCGGTATTTCCTGTCTTGGTTTTGCATTTTGATTTCTCCACTCGTGCCTTGGCGCACGGCAGGATGGCGCTTTCGCGCCATCCGACCTTGCGTCACCACTTCAGCGTCGCGCTTTCGCGCACCTGGAATGTCGGAGTGGGCGGCAACTGAGGTGGCGGCGACGGATTGGTTACCAGTGATCCGCCGTTGGAGGTTGACGCCTGCTTGATGACCGTCATTGGGCTGGGCTTCAGCCCATCGACGAAAGCGTTCAGCGCGTTACCTGGGACAAGACCGACCAGATAGCCCTTGATGAAATCAAAGGCCTCTAGCCGGTCCTGCTCCCAAGCATCGCGCGCCAACGCGAACAAGGTCTCGGTGTAAACCGAGATGTTCTCATGATCAATTTCGGTCATTGGCGCGCGCTCCCGTCAAGCCATAACCAGCAGCTTGCCGGCCTCACGTTCCAGTTCGACACGCTGGCCGATCCACGGAATTGCTTTGGCTTGAGCCGTGACGGCGTTAACAACGTCGTACACCGTCTCGATTGGCCGCTGCTCTTCCAGATTGTGAACCGCCTTCAGCTTGTCGACCATGCGAGCACCGAACCGCTCGGAGAGGAATTTATCCACGTCGGACACCCTCGCCTCGCGTGCGGCTTGGATTGCGCCAGTGATTCCGCTTGCGCTTGCATTGCTGTAAGCTTCAATCGCGGGCATCACCTCGCTGATCCACTTGTCCGGGGCCGACGCGGTATGACGAATACGAATCTCGTCAAAGCCGCTGACGCCCCACACAATGTGATTGCCGCACATGAAATCGAACAGGAAGGTCGCACAGCCATAGGAGCGGGATCCAACGTCGCTGTTCCACATGAACACGCCACGCTGCATCCGGCCGGTTTCGCCGTTGCGCCTGTTCTTGATTTCAATATCGTGCTCGCCATCGCAAAGGAACGCGAACATGTCACGGTCACCGGCATACAGTGTTGTGTTCTGCTTGGTGATCGGCTCGGAACGATTAAATTCACCGGGCACATGCCACTTGCCAGAGACACCGTCTCCGAACAAGCGGCACAGCTGGCCGATGACTTCAGCGTTCCAAATCCGCCCGTAGTTCGGGCCCGTGACAGCTCGCAATTCCGGAGCCCCGCCGTTCTGATACAGCAGCAATCCGACATCGTTGATGTCGCGCTGATATTTCATACCCCAGTTGAGGCAATCGGCAGCAAGCGGGGAGGGCAGGTTACGCAGATAATCGGCCGGAGCCCCGGCGCGCTGAGCGAGTTGACCGAATGCCCAGTGCGTCGGCGCGAACGACGATGATGGTCCGACCACCACCAAACCGTTGCCTTCCGGCGCTGGTTCGACGGTGACCGAGCGAGACGAGACCACAACGCTTTTGCTGTGATCCATCTGGTTGCTCGCGTAGTCGAACATTTCAGGTAGTGAGCAGAACCGTTCATCGGCGGGCCGAGTTGCCCATTGTTGCGAAGCTTGCATTAGTTCCATGGTTTATCTCCACTATGGCTTGAAGCACCGGAATGGCGCTTCCTGCGACGGCGTGACTTCGCGCCGTCGAGTGAAAGCGTCACCCTTCTGCTATTCCAACTTGGAAATCGCCACGTGGTGAGCCTTCAAACGCTAGTGGAGTTGCCATAGCGCACAGTGCAGTGGTGGGGCGCCGCTTGCCTAGTTGAGATCAGTTAGGTCGGTCGTGTTGGATAGCTGCTCTGATATTCTGAGCAGCACATCCCTACTGTGATCGTGCTCGTCGAGAGCGCCGCTAGTATGTAGCGACATCAGCGCTGCAACGAGCAGCGTCAGCTCCTCGACATCGAGCAGCAACGCTGCGACGATTTCGCCGCGTTTGGTTTTAGTCATGGCGCGCAACTTTCGTGATGCCGATTTCCGCAGCGATGGAAACCAACAGGTCGGTTAGGGTTTCTTGTTCTCGCTGTAGCCGTCTGACCTGACGGTCCTGCGCGACTTGCGCATAGATCATCAGCAGCATGGCGAGCATCAGCAGAATTGCAACATCTTCCATCATGCTGCACCCCCACTTTCAAGCCGCTCCCGCGCGCTTAGGAAGTCCTCGAAGTTGTCGAGTCTCTCGTTAGCGTCTTTGTCGCCATTCTTCAGGCCGCTCGACCGGAAGCATGGCCAGCACGCGACCAAGTATGGATCTTTGTGCCGATAGCAGAACGGGCAAGTCGTTTGTCGTCGAGTTAGTGGATGGTCATCGTTGCGACCGCGCATTCGGTCGCCGGGTCCGTAAACTGGCATGGTGTGCCTCACAGCGGTTGGGCATTAGCGCCCCGCCGCTGCACTGTGCGGAAGTATGTCACAGTGCAGCGGAGAGGCGCCGGGTTGGGTTGGGGTTAGGTTACTCTGGTCTTTGCTGCGAGACGTTCCACGGTCTTGGCGTCGGCAGTCCATTCCTTTGCCAAGACGCTGTCTTGCCAGTTGACTTGAACATGGTCCGCTTTTTCGTGGCAGATTTCAGCAATGAAAAACAGAACCTTGCTAAGCCCGTATTTGTCTATCATCATTTCGAGATCGTCTTTATCCATGGCGCGACCTCACTACCTAGCTGTGCGTGTAGCCGTCAGGTTCTATTCCAAGCCACATACCGTGCCATGCGAACATGATGCAGCCGGGTCCCGGCTGCACCCGCTTGCGAAAGCGTCGATACTGGATTGAAGGAACGCTGACGATCGGAGGGATTCCTTCAATCGTACAGCGTCGTTTAGTTGGCGTGATCCAGCTCGGGAAGTCGCGCTGGAATACGCGAAACAGCGCTTTGCGCTGTGCTCTAGTTGTTTTGACCATCGGTTGGCGCTCCATTGGCGCCTCACCGCTACGCTGTGACAGAAAAGGGATAGCATCGCCCGCCGGGCTAGAACACGCCGCTCGCGGGGGTCACGTGCTCCGCCAATCTTACCCTTTGCGGCAGATCACACGTCACGCCGTCAGCGGAAACGCGAGGGCCGCATACTCTCAGACCAGTCCCGAATGGCACGTTGGGCAAACGATAGCCGGTCCCGCTTCTCGGTCGCGGGCGAAACGCCTAGGCACGTTCGTTGAGGCGTAGGTTCATCGCAGGCCGCTCGCGCGCGGCGCCTCTTGGATCCTCCGTGGGCCCGGGCCCCATGCCCGAACCGCACGTGAACCATCGCACATCCCTCATGACAAGTCTATCTGCTTTACATCATAGCTGCCCCTCGTGCAATGCATATCTGCTTGTCAGTGAGCGCTACAGCGTGTAGCGGTGCGCTCAGT